TGAGGATGCAGGTGAGCCTCTCCTGCCGCTTCCCGTGGCCGACTCTAATAGAGTTGAAATTGTTGGCAACCGCCCAAAAGAAGAAATGACGGTTCAACAAGAGCCTGCCAACTTAGAAGAATTTCTGAAATCATTGGAGCCATACATAGCGCCTGCGGAAAAACTCCCTGAGCTAGTAATGACAAGCAACCGCGACAAAACACAGGAGCATGTGTTTGACCCCACATTTGGCGGTACTTTGCCATTGCCAGAGGTTCCTGTTACTCCAATTCCTCCGGTTGCTACACCAAAGGTGCCGACACCACTTAAAGCATCAACACCTGCTAAAACAACGCCAGCAGCATCTGCGCCGTCATCACCTTTCATTTACCAAGAGCCGGTAAACCAGAACATCATTCCTGAGTTGGCCAAAGTATTCTATTTTGGCAAGAACTTTGGCGGGCAACAGCAGCAACTTTCACCTGAAGGTGAATTGCTGACAACCCCTTACAACCAGTTAAGCGTGACGCAAGCTGGCGCAGAACCAATGCCACAACCAATTCCTGTTGCACAAGATGCAAAAGGCGGCGAAAATGACATATCTGCGTTGTTGCAACAAATCATGTCTTCGGGCGATCCTAATATGACGCAAGAAGAGCTAATGCAACTTATTCAATCAAGAGGTTAATATGGGTGATATTTTTGACTTTGAGACTGGCGCAAGTCAATCAGAATTAAACAATTATCTGAACAACGAGGGTTACGACTTCTTTGCAGATCCTAGGAATGATCCGTATCGATACAATGACTTAGGGCCATCGCCGTCTAACTCTGAGATTCTGTCAGACATTAATTACGATCCCGGTATCCTAAGTAAGATTGGGAGCATCTTGTCTGGCGGCTCTGGAACCATGGCTCAGTTGGCTGGTTTGGGTGGCATTGGAGCTTTGCTAAATTCCATTGGTGGATCTAGTGGTAGTGGCTACAAAGGCTACCAAGGCGGAATACCGCAGTACACGGCCTCCAGAACTCAGCTTCCTATCCCTCCTAGCGGATCACAAAGCGCAACTCCCGATGGACAAGGCGCTCCTAAACGCAGACCCGGTTCAGGCGGTGTAACGTATTTCAGCCCTATGCGCTACACACAAGCAAGCGC